CCCGCCGTCCTGGCGGGTCGCATGATTCTCAAGAAAAAGTGGTAGTGCCTTTCGGCACTACCTTCGAGAGAGTCTTCACCCTAGTACAAGCGTACAAGGAGCACAAAGGAATGGCACCCAGAGAACGTAGTTACCAGACGTCAACCTTTAAAGGGCTGATCGTCACAAATGGCGCTATAGTCGCTGGGAACCATGACGTTGTTGAAGACACAGGCTTTTGCGGGGACCAAACTGGCCCCGGAGACTGTGCTCCCTTCAACGTAACCAAGCTGTATAAAGGTGGTGGGAGAGTTAATGTTTTTAACAATCCCGCAAACTATTGGGATAACTACAGAGTAGATTATCTTGATAGTACATCCTTTAGCCATCTTGGACCTTTGTTGGGGCAGGACCTGTCTGATGTGGACTATGCCACTCAGGCAGCGGCCAGGACTAATCCGAGTCGTCCATATGTGGACATCCCGGCTAACATCCTGGAACTAGGAGGGTTGACACGTCGCATCTGGGAAACTGGCAGAAATGCCTACCAGCATGCGGCCAATGCCAACTTAGCCTACCAATACGGTATTTCACCGTTGGTTGGCGACCTAGTAAAGCTCTACAACTTCCAAGATCAACTATCCCGTAGGATGGGTGAGATTGGAAGGTTGGTGAGTTCCAATGGCCTGCGCCGAACAGTAGGCGTCGGAGGGTGGTCCCGTACCGAGAAATACGGTGCGGTGATGCAATCACATCAGTATTTTTGGACTGATGAGATTACTCAAACCACTTGTCAATCCGTTAGAGTTCATGCCCGGTGGTTACCGGAACCTGAATTTACTAGCGGACTTGACCCTGCCGGTGCCGAACGTCTAGCCATGCGTTCATTGCTTGGTCTCACATTGGATCATTCGACCCTTTGGGAGGCCATGCCGTGGAGCTGGCTCATAGACTGGGGCAGTAACGTTGGCTCATATTTCAAAGCCACACGTAACATTATCCCAGCTACGCTCTCAGGCGTTCACGTCATGAGAGAGACTGAGACAACCTTCTTAGGACGTGGAGTTTCGTTTGGCGCTCCTGGATCACAAAGTCCAGTAAACGTCAAGCTTAAGTCCAAATCTAGAAGGCCGTCTTTTGTTGCTCCTGTCGCCCATTTCCCGTTTCTCAGCGGGAACCAAATGGGCATTCTTGCCTCGTTAGCAGTAACGAGGATGTAATGTCCTCTTAACCGCGAAAGCGAAGCAAGAAGGAGTAAAGTATGTTCGCAGATCCTCAGTCGATCACCATCAATGGTGTCGCGAAGTCCCTCGCTAAGATCAATCAGGATTCGTACTCTTCTGAGTACCTCCTGCGATCCGCTGCCGAGGAATTTCGTTTGCGGATTCGCAATTCCGCGTATTCCAGGAACGGTGTGACGTATGATCGTCACAATGCCGAACTGGTTCACACGGTCTTTGCAACCGCAACCGACAGTGCTAAGGTCAGAAAGACCTACACGGTCATCGAGAATCAGCAGGGTGATACCCTGACTGACCCGACGAACGTGGCTGCCGGACTGTTTGCGTGGCTCACTGCGAGCACAAACGCAAACATCACCAAACTGATGAATTTCGAGTCCTAAGAGAGAGCGGCGCAAGCTGCACTCTCAAAGGAGAGAACTCGAAAGATCGGATGAGTACTCTGCGGCTTGGATCTCCACCTACTACACGAAAGGTAGCAGAGATGAAAAGCCAAGTGAATGCTCTACTCCATGTTCTGCAAGGAGTCCATAAGGACATAATTGCAGCATACCCGGCACTAGAGAGTGACCTATCGAAGGATTTCGAGAGGATCGCCCGTCTAGTCGAAGAAAGGGGTCGTGGTGTATTCACACTCGACCTACCACATCTCGAGTCTGCATTGTTACGCGGACTTGAGAGTGGACGCCTTATCCTTGAGGGACCTCTTACACAGAGGGTTTCCAAAAGGATCCAAGTGCCGAGACTTTACTCGGGACTATGGTTGCGCGTCTTCGACAATAGTGCTTGCTTGAAGCATGAGGTAGATGTCACTGCTGTGGCTTTCCTTCGTCAGGTTTTAGTCCTGGGAAAGAAGTTGCAGGTAGAGTGCTCTTACGATCGCATCCAAGCGACAGTAGGAGCTTACCATGACATCGAACGTGGCCTCCGCCCGCCCAGTCTTGACTGGGCAGGCGACGACCTTGGACTCCGTTGCTCCGAAGGGAATTCTCCCTCCGGACTCAACGACGGTCGTAGTGATTTCCATCTTAACGGTGGCGATCGCTTTGACCTTGGTGATCTTTATGGTTCTTCGGCATTCGCCGATGAGCCGTTAGGTCACCGTGTCGTTGAGGAGTCCGTCATCGGTCGGGATCCCATGTCCCTGCATCTTGTGCAGGCTAGGGGTCCCACTCTCGGTGACATTTCCAAGACACTACCACTCTTCCACTCACAAGTGGAGGAATGGGAAGACTCGGAAATTGCCCGTCACCGGGAAGACCGATGGCTCCTCACCAGAATTCAGCACGTAGCTGACCTGGTTATCGGTACCTTTGATCGTTTAGATCCAATATTCTTCTCAGAATATTTGGAGATTCACGGTCAGGGTATCGGCTTCAAGCATGGACCTGGTGCTGTTGCGGAACGGCTCAAGAATTGGGAGAAGTCCCAATTCCCAAACTGGCCGCAAAAGCTACAAGGAACCTTCCCATTCGAATTGTGCGGGTCAACCGCCTCTTCGGATGAGGAACGCCCTCTCAATCATGAGGTGGCGAGTCGCCTGATAGCGGTGCCTAAGACCAGTAAAGGTCCTAGGTTAATCGCAGCTGAACCGACATCACATCAGTGGTGTCAGCAGCTTATACTCAGATTCCTGTTTGATCAGTGTCGTAAGTACCTTGGTACTCACTTCATTGATTTCAGGGATCAAAGCAAATCAGGTGACATGGTCCTTGCTGCCTCCTTGGATCGATCACTTGCAACCGTCGACTTGTCGGATGCATCAGATCGCCTTACGTGTTGGACCGTGGAACGGATGTTTCGAGCAAATAGCTCGATCCTAACCGCTCTGCACGCCGCACGTACGAGGTATCTGCGTGACGAAATTAGCGCAGATCAAAGCTTCCTGTCATTACGGAAGTTTGCCTCGCAAGGGACAGCTACGACATTTCCGGTCATGAGCCTGGTAATGCTGTTTATTGCTCTTGGATGTACTATCCAAGACAACGAACAGATTACCTGGCGAACGATTAGGAAATATCGTACCCAGGTTCGTGTGTTTGGCGATGATATTATATTGCCATCACACGGGTATGCGCGACTACTTCGAGCAATGTCTCTCCTTCAGTTGAAAGTCAACGAAGCCAAAAGCTACGTTGAAGGTCACTTTAGAGAGTCTTGCGGAACCGATGGATACTTGGGTTACGATGTAACCCCTGTAAAACCAAAGGTCGTAGTCGCGGACAGCCCGGCGTCATGTCAGGCTGTAGTAGACAATGCCAATAACTTTCATTTGAAAGGATACTGGAATGCCTCTCAGCACTGTTTCGAGCTCCTTCCTGCACGTCTACGACGTGGAATCAGGATTGTGGGCCCAAGTGACGCTGGGTTCCGGGGTGTCACCTCGTATTCAGGAGGCTATGAACGCCATCTTGCAAAAAGATGGAATTCTAGGCTTCATAGGTACGAGGTCAGAGTTTGGACATTATCTGTCCGAACTGAAGAACACCCACGGGGCGGATTTTCGGCATTGCTGGACTTCTTTGCCAGCAAGCACAATCATGAGCATGCTCGGATTGTGTCTGAATATGCCGATGTCCGGAAGACCAGAATTGGTCTTCAATGGGAGCCCACGAACCCTCATGCTCGCCATGATCCTGGATCATGATGCGCACGGGTTGACGGGGTATGCTGAACTTCAGCGTACCTTCGTCAACAACAATGGTTATTGTATGATCGAAGTTGATCAACTCAAAACCATTGGTGCTGTATCAGATGTTCAGGTTCTGGCATCTGAGTATGAGGAGGCGTTGTCCTACGCGGAGGACGTCAGGAATGGGATTACCCAGAGCGTCAATAAGAATGCCAAGAAGTCTCTTGTGAAAGAGATTCCTGGGCATTCGAACGGATGCCCTGAATAATACCCTCAACCTGACTTACTTCGGTAGGTCCTAAGAATGGAGAATACCATGTCTCAGGAAGCTTTCCATAAGTACAGCCTTAACGAAGTGAAAACTGCCAGGGAGTTTCACCAGAAAGTATCCGGGAGCAATCCCGTATACTCAGTGGTGCAACTCACCCCTGCGCAGCATGAACTTGTTGCTCGAGCTGTTGAACACTTTATGGCGTTCAACAACTACGATGACAAGTTCTTCACTCGTTATGCGCTGGCCTATATGAAGAGCCATTACGCCCGACCCGAGTAATTCTCGAGTTGGTTCGGAGGAGAAGCGGTTTTCAGGAATATCTCACCTTCCATAAGTGAGGGAACCCTGTCCGCCGGGAGGTGC